CCTGCTCCTGTTGATGTCCTATTTGGCGCAAATTCATTCATAAACGAAATATCTTTTTGTATCAAGAATGTTCTATTATCAGAGCCATCTATCAACTGTATGTACCTAGTTGCTTCCCAATCTGCAGGAAGCGGTAAAAAAGGATTGTTTACAGTAAGTGTAGCAGTGTCGTATCTTCTGTAATAAGTTAGGTCTACGGTTCTTCTTAACTTATCTTCAGTGGATATTATGAATTGATTGATTATGGAATCACTTAAAACATTTGAATCTGTCTCTGTGTAATCTCTTACGTTTGATAATAAATCAGAATAATCTGTCATGATGTGCTCACTGTAACATTTCCAGCGGAGCTCTGCAATCTAGTTTCTTTTGCTTCTGCTTTTGGTTGCATACCCACACTAGAAAATAAGTTAGTATTGACTCCTATTTTTCCAACAAAAACCCTTGAGTCTGCTATTTGTGGTCTAGCATCTTGTAAAGATTGTGGATCTTGAATAATGGGTAAAGGTTCTAGTTGAGGATGCTTTTCTTCATACTCAGAAATGTGAACGGTAGAGTTATTCCATTCTTTAACCATTTCGTTGTAAGGAAAAGCCATACCAGATCTATCTGATATTCTCTGTGCAAACTTACCGGATGCATATTTTGCCATAATTAAACTCCTGGTAAGTAAGTTTTAGGAGTAAGAAACAAACTAGTTCTTTCACCATCTTGTGCTGCTGCACGTTGAAACTCATCTTCATAAATTTGTTTTAATAATTGAATTCTTTCTGGCGCTTTTTTCATAGCCATGTAATAAGCTAAACCGGCAGTCATACATGGAAGAAATCGAAAAGGAATCTGAGCGTTATTGGTGTAATCTCCCGCATCAAACATACGAACAAGAGCATAATACCGTAGAGTGTAAGTTGTATCAGCTGCAGGATATAGAAATAGTGTTGGGTTTATCGTACGTTCAAAATAGTATTGAGTTGGTCTTCCGCTGGTTGTTTTAACAGCGTAATTTAAATATGTAGATCTACTAATTGAATTAGCAGAAAAATCATTGTTACTAGAATCTCTGATAACTACATCAGTAATATCTACTATTTGTTGACTATCATTTGCACCACTACCAAATAAGCTAGTTCCAGTTAAACTAGTTGTAGTTGCTGCAATTGTTTTTTCTTGTAATTGTATTGTCCAAAGATTTAATCCTCTATTAGCCCATTCTGCTAATAATAGATTTAAAGAACGTCTTGCAGTTTGCAAATCGTATCCACTACGAACTTGCAAACCACAACGTTCATATGCTTCCTCAGCTATATCATCTATACTGAGGTCAAAGTTAGCTGTTGAAGCGTAAGTTGGCATTAGCCTCTTTTCTTACCTTTTTTCTTCATCACTTTTTTCTTTTTACCCTTCATGACTTTGCCGCCACCTTTCATGCCAATAGCTTTTCTTGGTGATACGTTACCACCCATAGCCATAGCCATTGGATCTTTTTTCATCATGCCGCCACCACGTTTTTTTACAACTGGTCCGCCACCTCGCATTTTATTAATGTTTTTCTTCTTCATTACCATTACGACCTCCGAATATTCGTCTGTATGTTTTTGATCGTGATACCACAACGTCTTGATAGTACCCCTTTGGCCACAACCTATAGTAACCAACTTTGTGCAGTTTATCAGAAGCTTCTTGCAATAGCGAGAACTTTTGTGCCAATATCATAGAATACATAAGATCAGATTCAACAGTTGGCATCTCACCGGTTGGAGTTACTAGAAATTCTTGCTCTTCCTCATTAGCAGGATTTGCAGGGTGAAATCCCATAAAATAAATATCTCTTTTATTGAACCAAGAATTATACTCATCCACAATTTCTTGTAATTTGGTAGTAGTGTAATTGAAATAAGGATCACAAAAAATTAATATTTCGTGAACAGAAAAGTCTAAGTTTCTTAGGTGTAAGTTCAACTGTGTTTTGTACCATTTATTTTTTTCTTTTACTTCAACTAAAACTTTGTCATCCTTCCAAGTTTTTTTGGCAAAAGGGCACGCTGGAAACCCTCCCAAATGTTTATTAGGTATTTCTAAAAAAAACTCCGACCATTTACGTACGTCTTTTTTTATTTCCTCTTCTAATTGCATCTTTTCCCTTTCTAAAAATACTTGCTACTTCTCTTTTACCCATGACCTTAGCTCTTTGTTCACCAACTGTTAAGATCTGTATTTTTCTAGCAAAAGGTTTATTAACTTTTTTAACTTTTGCGACTGTTGCTCTCGCATCTCTGGGCGTAGCGAATTTAATAGATACAGTATCTTTTGGATTTTCATCTGTATAGAGTCTTCTTCCACTGCCTTTTGGTTTCTTTCCTGTCCCAACTTTAGGATCTTTTTTCTTAGGCATTAAAAAATACCTTTAAAACCAAAACCTCTCTGCGCAGCCCCAGCCCTTCTTTGATCTGTAATTAACCCACCAGTAGCAGCAAAAGTTTTGACATTTGTTGGTTTACCTCCAACACCTTGAGGTTTACTTCTTTTTCTTTTCACTGCTGATCTTCTCTGACTTTCTGTCATCCTTGCAGCTTTAGCTGCTGGAACACATTTAGGATATTTTCTTTTTCTATCGGATTTAAGTTTTGATCGACCACATTTTTTGAAACCACCACCTTTTTTCTTGGCTCCAATATCTACCCAATCTTGTTCAAACCATTTCTTTAAACTCATCTTTTTTTAGTTTTTTTTCTTTTGCTTGACATGACCGCTCCACAACCTTTTGCTATGCCACCTTGTTTAAAGTTTGACACTGCTTTTCTTTGTTGCGATATTTTATTAAAGTCAATTATCTCGCCACCTTTAGCTTTACCTGCAGGTTTAGGTCCTTTGAAATCTTTACGTTTTACACCGCTAGGATCTTTGATTTTACCAGCACAAATTTTTGATGCATAAGCATTTGCATATGCGCTAGGATAAACTTTAAACTTACGTTTAGCTGCAGCTTTACCTCTTGGACACAATTTTGTCATTATCTCTTCCTCGCTGTTTGTGCAGCACGTTTAAAATTAGCTGCTGTAGGAGCACCCTTTGCGCCTTTTTTTCTCATTTTGCCACCACGTTTTCTTTTTGCATGAATGTTAGCGTATAAACCTTTTCTCATCCCTGACCTCTATATTTAACGTATTGACGTCTTTTGTTTTTGTTCTTTGGCCTTGTGCGTGAAGAACGCCCTATACTAGTCCTTTTTTTAATTGGTGTAAAGTATTCGTTAGAGGGTGTTTTAGCCATCTTACATTTGTGATAAAGGGTTTTCTAATGCAGTTTTTATTCTTTTATCTATCTTTTCTTCTAGCTCAGTCATGGCTTGCTCCAACTTATCCGTTAATAATTCCATGTCTTCCTGAATGTCCTTCGTGGTTTGTCTTAACTCCTGGTTGGTTTCTCTCGAATCTTCTTTGACTAATTGCTCAACATCATTGACTACCTTTTCTATTCTTCTTACATCTTGCCGAAGGTCATTTTTTAATTCATTAGCAACATCACTCACCAAGCGGATTTCAGACATAATCATTTCCATCTCTTGCATAATCATGTTTACTTCTGTTTGTATTAGATCTGTTTTACTATTTAATTCCTCTTTTGTTAAATCTATTCTTTTATCAAAACCAGATAGGTCTGGTGCAACATATTCTTGAATTTGTTCTTTCATGGTAAGATAATCTTTATAAAATTCAAAGCCACCCCATAGACCACCTCCTAGTGTGGTTAAAGCAGTAAGTATTACAAAGATACGTCCGCCTTTGAACTTCAAACCCGCAAACTCAACCTCTGCCATGGCTATTCCGAACCCATCTGCCATTGTTGCATAATCATTTCATCCATTTTAACATTACTACCACCAAATAAAAACCACTGAGCCATATTATTATTTTGTAGTTCTGCATCTGGTATCATATAGTCAGTAAAAAAATCTAGTCTATCTTCTAATTGTTTTTGTGATTCAAAAAAAGATTTTGTATCTCCTAATACTTGCATCACAATTAATGTTTTTAACTGATTTGTTGAGTCATATCTACCCTTATCACCCATCTTCTTTACAATTTTCTTTGCAGCTTT